GGCTACCCTCTAGTGTAACCTCGCAGGGCTCGGTTACACCCTTCGGGTGCTTCGCCCTTAAAAAATCGTTGCAACTCATATGGTTTCAAATCGATATGAGGTATAAGGAAACAATAGTCAAAAATTGTAGGAAAATGGTACGTTTTGTAACCAAATTATACAAATTGAGAAAGGTACCTAAATGATATAAAAAGCATACAAAAAAGAGCACGTTTATATAAACGTGCTCTTCTTTGTTTATAAGACTACAGGATTATGATATATTTTATATGAAAATCATTATGTCGAAAGATATATCGTAAAATGAACTCCGTGTGTACCTGCGTGTGGATGATTGATATGTTGTAAAACCATAGGAGTGCAGGTTGACAGTAAATTTTACCTTTAACTCATGCCCTGTATCCGGGCAGTTCTACTCATAAAAATATGCGGTTAACATGTTCAATCATATCCTGGGAAACATACGCAGTAAAACGGAAGATGATTACGAGATTTTATATGGACTCATATATTTGTATGGGTAAAGAAACCTGTAGGAAAATTCATGTGATTATCCTACAGGTTAGTTGTCTGTTTAGTAAATATCTACGTACATATGTCTGGTCCCCAGTACAACCCCTTTGGGTACCCTGTCTCACCTCCGTTCCGGTCTGAGAGCGGAAGTGCCCTCTACTGAAGCCTTAGAAAATCCCACTACAAGTTTCCTAGTCGAACCAGGATTTTCGGGCATTTGGGCAGGGAACTGGGAAAACGGAAAACCGGGTAGCAACCGGGTAGCAACCTGCTAGGGACCTTGGCTGGTAACAAAAAGGGCTAGAGGTATATACCTCTAGCCTTTGTGATTACTCCTGGTCTGTATTCGATTGTAACTCGCTGATATTGGCATTAACAGGTGGAGCTTCTACAGCCCGGGTACGGTCCATTAGAGCTGATAGATACACCAGCTCCATAGCCACCATAACAATACCTGTAGCTATCAAAATTCCTATGCTACTCGCAGCCACTAATAATTGCTCACCAGATAACTGACTAGCTTGCACAGCTGACTGCGCTAGGAATACACCACTATCGTATGCGTCAACTACTTTGTAAGCCTTGTAAGTAAACCGTAATACAACAATACCACCAATCAAGCGTGTAGCCCATACAAAGAATCTTAACAATTCCATAGTATCTCCTCCCCTTAATATATGAAGCTGATGTCTTTAACATTCATCATATTGATGACGGTAGACAACCTATTATTAGGGTCCCTTAAGTAGATTAGGCTCTTAGAATGTCCCCAATTAATTATCTTCTCCATAAACGCCTTTATGAAGTGATTATCATTGATGGTACATATTGTGTTGTCATTGTAGTGGATAACTATTTGCTTAGGTAGGTCCATATTTAGACAGCCCCTCCTCTAAGCGTGTGCATCATGTATGCTACTTGTGAGTAATCTAGTACCCTAACCTCCCCTGGAGTCACATACCCGCTATCCCTATTTACCTGAACTGTCACATAGATAGGAATCCCTAGACGCTCTTCTATTGCTTGAAAGAAGTCAATATCTTTGTTTGTGTACTGAATAGGTACATCCACCAAGATAGCCTTGTACCCATACGATTTTATAACCTCAGCAAATATGTCAAGCGAACTTATCTCCTCCACATGAGATATTACCTGCACCATACATTTAGCTATATCCTTGTTGTACTCGCTCACCCTTTGTAGATACTGGTAACCTAGTAGGTCCCCACTGATAATTTTCACCAGCCCATCTCTCATATGCTCACTAGCAATTCTAGCTACTTCCCAGCTTTTACCCGAATTTACCATACCAACGATAACTTTCATACTTATTCCTCCTTAGAAATCATCATATATTCTATGTGGTATCCCTGCTTGACCTGCCTTCATAAGCATGTCATTGGTACCTCGGCTATTCAGCTTGGACCTAAACCCTAGTACCAGGTCCGGCTTACCTTCGTATAGCATCTGGCTATTACGTAGTAGACCTTCACGCTTACCATTCTCCCAGTCTGCCTTATACACCTCTACCTTGAACCCAAGCTCCCTAGCTACTATATCAACTATCATATCCAATCCAGGGGCACCACCATGTATAATGGTGGTATCTGTAGGTAGCTCAGACAGTACCTCCACCACCAGTTCTATGTTAGTCCAATCCCTGCTCCCTGTGCATAAGACTCTCATAGGCTGTTTCCACCTTCTCTAGTACTTCTTTTAGTTTCCTAATCTCGTCTATGCCGCTAAACTCCAGTGTTCGTTCGTTTAGGTATGGGTCAAAGTACTCAATGCTTACTTCTGGACCATAGTGCTCTGATATTGTTGCTGTGACCTCGTTGCTACCTATAACAACTGTCTCCTTGTATATTAGGTCTCTCTTACTCATCACTACCCTCCCCTATCTTGGCAATGAATACTAATCCGTTGCTACCATAGAACTTATCTCCATGCTCTATATTGAACACCCAATCCTGTATTTCTGTGCTGTCTAATTCTTGGTTGTATATCTTAATCATGTCTGGTATCTCTTCCTTGAATATCTTAGTCATAAGGACAGCGTTCTCACCTTTTGTATCAGTGAAGTATATACCGTATTCCGGCTCCTTCTTGGTAGCACTAATATTGCCAGATATATCTGTTGTTATCTCCACCATGTACCGTTCACTGCCATCCACTATAAACAACATTAGGTCACCATGTTTTGAATACTTTGCTCCTATTAGTGCACCCTTAGCCCAGCTTAAATCACTCACGTTCATATACCACCTTTCCAAACAGACCATACTGGATTATACGGTCATAGTCCCTATCACTGAATACACCTTTACCGCTTTGTGGGTGCAATTTATAGAACATTTCTATACCGTTGACTACTCTTTGTAGCGTTAAAGCGTATCTGTCCTGCGTCTTGCAGTCTAGAATAACTACATCCCTATCCTGAAGTAGTAGTTCTGCGCACCATGAAGCTAGGTTCATAGTTGCTGGCTTACCTTCCAGTATCTTGTTGCCTGCTGAATCTTTGCTGGTTACTGTACCCCAGTGCCATATGCCACCAAGTAATGCTCCTGTTACAATGCGTTTAATATCTGCTTCGTTGAACACCATAGGAACATACACAACGAACACACTCTCACTCATTATTACCACCCCATTTATCCTTCTTTGCCTTAGCTTCTAGCCGTATCATCTTATCCGCTTTAGCTATCAGCCATGCAATTTCCGCTTCTGTAGGATATTTCTTCTTACCATAGAACATGGCTTTTATCTTATTCAGCCTATCCTTGTCTGTCATGTTACCACATAACCTCCTCGCTGTATTTGCTTTACCTTCCATTTCGTAAATGTTACCGATAACTTTTCCTTTGTTTACAACCGAAACAAGGTCGTCTAAATAAAATGTTTCACCTATGTTTTGTTCATGTAGGTAAAAACAAGCACATTCGTCATCCCATTTAACAACCCAATGATATACCCCGTCATCATATTCCTCTACAATGTCCCCTTCATAAATCTCTGTACCGTTTTTGTCACGTAGTCCTGTACATTGTAAAGGTATGACTTGATCTTTCGGGTATGTTCCAACAAAGTTTCCATATTCAAAGTCAATAACCGAACCATCTGAACTTAAACAAACATCATACATCATCTCTTTATCCACGCTGTTCCAAGCACGATACTTATTTTTCCTCATTCAATCCACCTTCCCTAATGGCTTTTAGCATCTCCATCATTTCACCAGTACCCACTGACCTATACCCCCTCGATATAGTGAAGGTACTAAGAATTGTTGATCGGTAAATTGGAATCCTATACGAGCCGTATAATCGGTTATGACAACCATAATACATGAACCCAAATATCTGGAAAGTTTACTAGGGTAAACTTGACTTCATTAGCATCTGTTTCTGTATCCACTTCCCCAATACCAGCTCTATCCATTTCAGACCTAGCGGTCAATATTTCTCCCTCACAAATACGTTGAGCACATAACTCTGCTGTTACAGCGTATTCTGCTAGAGATTCAGGACTGACTGGTAGGAATGAAATAGTCTCATTATATGCAACATAGTGAGTGGGTGTGTCGCCACCGTCTAGACGTGCCCAACCAAATTCCATGTCCCCACCTACATGACGTAGAGCATCATTTAGTAGAGATGGGTCTGGTACACCTTCCCCAATATGAACCATAGCAAACTTGACCGCATTTTCACTCATATTATCCACCTCCATACAATTTGGCAGACCCCCTGCCTTTGACTTCATTTTCTCGTGGTCCTACTTTAAGAAGTCAACTAGTTGGGAATAAAAATAGACTAGGGGAATCCCCTAGTCCTGGTGTTGATGTTCTCTAATTAAGTCAATACCCCTTACCTCTTCATTACACACTGGACAGTAGTAATATGAATCTACTTCCTCATGATCCTTTATAGGAGCTGAGCTAGAGATGAAGTGGTCTGTATCCTCTAAACCTAGCTCCTCTTTAGTGTTATTATCCCAGAAATCTGACGTATTAGATTGACCGCATTTTGGACATTTAATGTACTCCATGATTATACCTCCTTCTCCCCTAATATCTCTTTTATGGTACATTCCTCACATTCTAACTGATACCTGTCAACTGGCTTACCACACTTCTCGCATTTGCCACTTTCATTCTCTATGATTATCTCCGTTGTCATTAGCATCACCCTCCATAACATCTCTATGGAAGTCATAGTCAGAGCCAGTAGAGCGGGAGACACCCTCTCTACTGACCACCTCTCTGTCTACAGTTGGCTTTAGCTTAATAGGCTCTTGCTTTTCCATATTATTCCTCCTATTTGTTACGTAGCATATACTCTGGACTACGAACATATTCAATTAACATTGGATATTTTCTATAGAAATCACTAGCCATCTTAACAGCTTCTTCCATAGTCTTACCTGTAGCTTCTGCTAGATTACGAGTATCTTGTTCTACCATATCCATGAACGTTGTGCCTTGTATAGTTTGATTGGTAGCGTCTTTATGCTTACTCTTAACCTTACGGAACTTACGCTCTTTATCAAACATACTAACTACTTTACCCATATTCATCAGCCCCTTATGATTCCTTCTCATTTAAATTAATCGACCAATCCTGATTCGTCTCCGATTCAGTATATGTTATGACGTTTCCAAAAGTCCTGTAGTAAATACTTAAATACTCAAGGGCTATTTCCACCTCCCGCAGGTCTATACAATCTATAGTTTCAATAGCATTGCCTCTTGGATGTCGCCCTACGGTGAGGATATAGTCATCCTCAAGGTTAAACACATTAACGTAGTACGGTCCATCATTCTTCTCTATCCACACCCATCGCTCATCTTTATCAGTACCCTTATTAACCCATTGCCCCTCATACCTAGGTGTATAACGCTTCTTCTCATACTTTTCAGGAAGCATGCCCAGCTTATAGATAAGCTTAATGAGGAGCTTTAGTAACATATAACCACCCCCTTAAGGCAGGTATAGGGCTGGGGAAAGCCGCCCAGCCCTGCTTACTATAAGTGACGTGTAGTGAAGTTTCTACCAGGATTATACCGTCTATATTGATGCACCTCTTCTGGTACCTTGCCAGTCTTGACTAGCAGTTCTAACATGTCCTTATCTACTACTTTTACTACACACTGCTTCTTAGCTTCCTCATCCAGTAGTGATAGAACTCCGTCTAAATCATAGCTAGTATATCTAGATGTTACAATTGCTCTGTTTGTGTCCACTATCTCTATATATCCACCTTCCGTACCATCAATACGTTTGATCCCATGCTCATCCATATATGGTTCAATATCTTTACGCAATTGCTTAAGCTGTTTCTCAATAGCCTTATATTGAGCATCTAGCTCAATGTAAGCATCTACCTTTTCCTGTATGTCCTTTCTAATGCGTGCTTTAGTACCAGGCATCTTTACTGCCCCTTTCCTAGCATTAACGTTTGCTAACTTCTCTAACAGTTCTGGATTTACAGCCATACATATCGCTCCTCCTATCTTGATATTTGGCATAGGGGTTCGCCCCTCTTCAAAACCATTTTGCCCAAAAACCGAAAGAAAATCAACTCCTAACTAGTATGGGCAGTATCATAATCCTTTGTTAGCTTGCTCTAATACTCTACCTATATTTCCATGAATCACAACATCTGCATATTCATCTAACTCTGTAGGAGTGTGATTAACTATGGCTAGTGTGGCTCCATTAGCCTTTGCTATAACAGGGAATGTATTAGCCGGAGACACCATTAGAGAACTACCTAGTACTATGAACAGATCACACGCAATAGCCTCAGCTTCAGCCTTTGTTACTGCTTCTACAGGTAGCTCCTCATCAAATAGAACTACATTAGGTCTCAATATACCCTTCTCATCCTCATACATAGTTAGATTGCCATGTAGTTCTATTACCTTCTTACTACCTGCCATTTGGTGGTACTGGTCCACGTTTTGTGTAATAATACAGTCTATTATGCCCTTACGTTCCCATTCAGCCAAGATACAGTGACCTTTATTTGGTTTATGTGTATCACGTTCCTGAATACGCCATTTATAGAACTTGATAAACTCTTCATAGTTATTTTCCATAGCTTCAACGCTTGCCAAGTCATATGGGTTTCTACCTTTCCACATGCCCCTAATTCCTCTAAAATCTTGTAACCCACTTTCGGTTGACATCCCAGCTCCAGTCATCACTACAACCCTTTTTGATTGTCTTATCAAATCACTTAGAAACATCCTACCAACCTCCTAGGTGGTAATCTTGGTTTGAAGACAAAATGGAGTAGGGGACAACTCCCCTACTCAATCCTCTTCTTCCTTGCTTACAGTATTTAGTCCTAGTTCTGGTACAAATCTACTAGCAGGGCAAAGTCTGCCATTAAATGAATCAGTGCTGGAGATATAGCACTCTTCTTCTGCCCTAGTTATAGCCACATACAATAGTCTGCGTTCTTCTTCAATAGCATAAGGCTTAGTACCTGCTTGGAAGTCCTCGATAGACTTGAAGTGAGGTAACAATCCTTCATTTACACCGATAATATAGCACACAGGGAACTCCAATCCTTTAGACTTATGGATGGTTAGTAACTGCACACCATCAATAGAGTGTTTAGCTTTAGATGTCATTAACTCGATGTACTCCAAGAAGTCCTCTACCTTCTTATATCTGTCTAGTACGAATTTCAATGTAGATATGTTTTCTAGGCGGCTAGACTCTTCTTCATCATCCTCACCTACAATATACTTTTCATACCCACCTTCTTTAAGGATATAGTCAATAAGCTCAGTTGGGGTAGCCCCCTTCTTCATCATATCCTGCAAGGTAGTAATCAGGCTAATAAATTGACCAGTACCTTCTTGTTCATATCTCTTAAGGTTAAGCACTCCAGGTTGAATAGCTTCCCAATGGCTACCCTTAAACGCTTTGACTTTTTCTAGGAAAGCTTTACCCAAATACCGGCTAGGTACGTTGATTACACGCTCAAACGCCTTATTGTTGTTAGGGTTAATTACTAATTGTAGATATGCAACCAGGTCCTTAACCTCTTTACGCTCATAGAAACTAACTCCACCATGTATAACATACGGTAAACCTGCCATGATTAGAGCATCTTCTACTGCACGAGATTGAGCGTTAGTACGATACAAGATTGCAATATCTCGGTGGTTACGCCCCTTCTTCTCCACCTGTACCTTAATATCCTCAGCTATGTCTTTAGCTTCTGCACCCTCATCTTTGTATCTTGAATAGCTTACACAATCACTGTTGTCTTGTTTATGTGGTTTTAATGTCTTAACTAAACGGTTAGTGTTATGTTTGATCAGGTTATTGGCTACGTTGAGGATAGCAGGGTTGCTACGGTAGTTATCTTCTAATGCAATCTGTTTTGCCCCACGATAGTTTTTAGTAAACTCGATAAACTCCTCTGGCTTCGCCCCACGGAAGCTATACATGGACTGATCATCGTCTCCCACTACGAACAAGTTGTGTTCAGGGGCGCTAATCATTCTTACTAGATCGTAGTTTAATTTGTTGTTATCCTGTGCTTCGTCTACCATGACGTATTTGTAGATTCGTTGGTACTTTTGCAGTATATCTGGGTGCTCTTTGAATAGCTTCCATGTTAGGTACAACATATCATCAGCATCAATGGCACGTTCAGCGAATTTCTTAAGCTCATATCGTTTGTAGAACTCAATGTAGGCTTCCATCCTAGCACCCTTACCACTGTTCTGCATCTCATATTCTTCCCAACCAATACCCTCATTCTTGCTTAAACCAATTGCTTTCATAAGCTGAGGTACTGCAATATCCTTTAACTGCTCCTTGACTGTAAACTCAACTGTACGGTCATACATGATGTCCTTAATAACTTGGTCTACGAACACTTTAAGCCTACCATTCATTAGGATATTGCGTTTCTTGAATGTCACTGCTAGAGGGTGGTCCATATTCTCATACTCTTTTGCTAGAATACGGTAGCCGATAGAGTGCGTTGTACCAATAGTTATTTGCATTAACTTCATTTTTGGTATAAGTGCTGCTAACCGTTCTGTCATTTCTTCAGTTGCTTTCTTTGTGAAGGTGGTAAGCATAATACTAGATGGCTTTATACCTAATTCCTCAATCATGTATGCAACACGATGAGTTAATACTCTTGTGTTATGAAGTACAATGCCGTTTCCAACAAAAGAATGATTGGTTGGTACTGTAAAATCATATACAATATCTCTTCCAAAGGAAATTTTGGTTACAGGGTCTAGCTGTATATCAAGAAGTTTTCTAAGGTGTTGTGTTTCTTCACAAGGCGGTAGGCACTCAAGTATAATTTTTATAGCTCTAGTTGTTAAGCCTTTCCTGCCATTAGCATACTCCCCATATGTTAGTACTCCAGTTTCACCTTCCAATTTAGATATGCCTTTAAAACATGGTAGGTGACTGTACTTATCAAACAGTGATTTTAATATAGTCTCTTGACCTCTATAGCTTAGATTACTGTTTACTTTTTTTCTACATTGTGCTTCCAGACCCTCTACCTTATGTGTTGCCCATTTGAACCCTACTTTGTCTCTAAAAATCCTTAGATTTTCCCCAGAAACTATTAATCTATAATGCGTGCCATATTTATTTACTCTTTTATTAGTCTTGCTTATGATACCTAGATTAGATAATATAGCTTTCAACTGAAAGTGTAGTTCTCTAGATTTTGTAGAGTGTTCAAAACCTCTATCGTTTATACTTCCATCAGTGTCAAAAATTCCTCTAATACACTCTATGACCACTGGTGCCGGAGCATTCATGATACATTGTGGTATCTTTTTATGTTCTGAGGTAGACATCTCTAATCCTATACTTTGTAAGTGATTCCAAATACCAGTCGAGTATACATGCCAGGATACCGACCCCTTATTCTTAGAGTGCTGATTACGTTTTGGTCTTATACCATATAATTTCTCAAATAGATCGCAATACCTACTGGAAAACTGTTCGTCAGATTTAGCAAATGATATTTCTCCATATCTTGCTATATATCCATCCCCTATTAGGAGACCAATCAGATACGCTTGTTCCTCTGAGATAGAGTTATCATCACCCCATAAATCATTATTTTTAGATAACACAACTAAGTCATTTTCCTTTATGTCTTTTAGTTGCTTATATGTTAGTTCTGTTCCTTGCATAACCAACACCGGGTGTTCTGGAGTTCCTTCTACCTCATACCCAAGTGAGGTTTCAATTCTTATTGTCTTGCTCATCCCCATATTAAACCAGTGTGACGTACTGACCTTTTCGGTCCCAGTAGATAAGTTCATGGATACAACTGTAGCTTTACAGTGGTCATTTACGACTGGAAAATATTTAGGTATATCCCGTATGGGAAGTATGCCCTTATTTGTGAATACTAATGTGTCTCCAGTTACACATTTGCCACTACCAGCCGTAGCGTTAACCTGTATCGGACCATCAATAGTTGTTACTGCCTTTACTTGGCTAGGATTTAAACCTTCTAGGAATTTACTCACAATAACCATCTCCTTCTCATATACTCAGGTTTACCTGGGGACTGGTCCCCACTGAGTCCATTTTCTCAAGGTTTCCTTCTGAAGTCAACTCCCATTCCCTACTGGAAGTATATCATTGCAGTTTATTGGCATAGGTCTTTACCTTTCCCTTCACACATAAAAGAAGGAAAGCTGTCGGAAATCTTCTCCTTAATATTGCCACGCTTAGTACAACTTCCTGATTTTTCTTATTGACTTCTCTGCCCAAATCGGAGAAAATGATTTCAAGCAGGTTGGCAACAACACCTGCAATACACCAATAAGGAGAGTGGTTTATATGACTAACAAGAACAAGTTATTAGTACCACAATCTGAGAGTGCTTTAGAGCAAATGAAGGCTGAGATAGCACAGGAGTTTGGTGTACAATTAGGTGCTGATGCTACTGCTAGGCAAAATGGTAGAGTAGGTGGGGAGATAACTAAACGCTTAGTGCAATTAGCACAAGAGCAGTTATCCAATCATAGCTAATTCCTACCAGTTCAGTAAACTTATGACCCCTAAACCCAAGTAAGTTAGGAAGGCTTACAGCCTTCCTTCTTTTTTACCTGCTATATCTTCCCAATATTTGTTTTTCCAGTACTCAGCTTCCCATATAACCTTACGTAGCTCTTCCTGTGATGCTTTGAGTTCCTTACGTAGTTTATTAATTTCTCGTTTAGCGTTTCCATATGCTATACCTAAATGATAAGAATCTACCTTAGACATTCCACTCATCTCACACACTCCCTTTCACCTACTAAAGCCTTCGCCATTTTAGGTGTTAACTCACCATAACGCTCCAATCTTAACTTACAGGATTGATAGAACTGGTTACTAGGGTCCTCCTGTAGCTTGAGTAGTACCTTTTGGTATTGCATTTCAGCTTCTAGGCTTTTAAACTTCACTCCACCATTATTACTATGTCTTTGCTTACGATCCTTAGCACGCTTACATTTCTCCTTAAGTGCCTCTAGCTGTCTATCTGTTAAGGATAAACCGCTAGCCCACCGCTTTTGTAGGCTCTTAATGAAGTCATCATCTTTATATCTATTATTACGTAGCCATTGTACGCAAACTCTTATGATGTCCTTCTGTTGCTCTCTACGAGCTTTATGGTCGATTTCAAAAGGGTTATCTTTCTCTGCTTTCCCTCTCAACTGCTCCAAATCAGATACAAACTTGCTAGAGAATTCCTTATCTTGCATTTTCTCTTCACCATGAATAATGTTACCCACACATACACTTCCCAACTCTAACCACACCTTTGTTATCTCATTGATGCATAAATACTTATATCTAATCTTCTGGCGTTGGCAGTAGTCACAAATGGTGTACTTACCTCTACCATTGTCTACTACCTTTCCGGTAAACTTCCATTCCTTACGCATGCTTTTACGTATACGCTTTGTATCTTCTTCTGATATAAACTCGTTTAGCTCAGCAGCGTCCTTATGAGTGATAGCCAATATAGCGGATTTACCTGCCATACGTAACTTCTCGGTGTACTTACGAACCTCTGGATAATACTTAATGCAGTCACTCAATAGGAACAATCTCCATTCTCCAGTAGATAAACCCATGCTCATACATCTCCTTTACACTCAGTATTGGCAGGGTTGCCCCTCGACTACAATTTTGCCTCAAACCTGGTGAAAAGTCAACTCCCCATATAAAAAGCAGGGTATAACGCCCTGCCTACATGGTTATAGTTGTAAATTTTTGTATATATGGGTAGGAGATAGTAATATCCAAGTACAGTTTATCTACACCATCACCTACATACACAGCTCTTGGGTCTATGTCTACAAGAGTGCCATCAGTACACACTATAGTAATACCATACAGGCTTTTCTTTATCTCTCTTATGGTCTTGCCATGAACTAATTTAGTTACCTTTTCATCCATCAATATCATCCTCCTCATAACATGATTCACAATAGTCTTCTAATTTAGGCTTATAAGCCCCACATTCACACCTATCTATCTCTGTGCCACAGCTGTTACACGTGTCACACTTATTACAGGCATTAACCTCACCACAAACAGGACACTCATAGTAGTCATCATGATAATTCCTAGCACCACAGGTATCACAAGGATATGCCCTGTCATCTGGTAATGTGCGTAACCCAGGTGGGTAATAATCACTCATGGTACTCTCCCTCCTCATCACTCTGTATATGCTTCAATACATTGAGTATAGTACGCTTCTCATCAATGGGCAAAGTGTCTTCCCAATAAATTAAAGCGTCACACAACAAATCTTCGATAACACGTACCTCTTCTGGGTGAAGTATCACTAGAATATCCCCATCTCGTAGCTGAGATGGGTCATCTTTCTTCCTACGCTTCTTAGCTATTCTTGCTTTCGCTTTTAGGGCTTCTAAATCCGTCAATGCCTATGCCCTCCTTCTCTAACTCTCTTTTGGCTATGTTGTATATGTCCTCACTAGACAGGTGTGGATTACCAGCCTTAATACGCTGTAGTTCTTCCCAAGCCCAAATCTTACCTTTATCTGTCATTCTATGCCACCTTCTCCTAGCTTTGTCAATGACTTACGCACCATGCCCTCCCATATAGTGGGAGTGGGGTCTATAGGCTTACCATTAATGTTTACTTGAAAATGTAAATGTGGACCAGTACTATGACCTGTATTACCACTATGTCCTATCACATCACCAAAGTGTACCTCCTGCCCCGGTCTTACAGTCCAGTCTTTAAGGTGTCCATATATGACCAGTTTACCATCTGGAGTATGAATACGTACAGACTTACCGAAGGATACATTACCTTCATCCTTAACCATTTCCACCTTACCATCGACTATGGATTTAATAGGTGTCCCTTCCGGCACTGCGTAATCTATGCCCTTATGTGGGGTTGTGTGTATTCCATCTACCTCTCCATACTCGGTTGTGATAGTCCATGGTGGGGATGCAGCGTCAGCTATAGAAGGCTCTACAAGAAACACTATTACTTTAATAAGTAGAGCCCCTATGAAAATTAGCTTTAGGACCTTACGACCAATTTGTACTATCTTGATGACTAGGTCCTTTCTCATACCTACTCATCGTCCTTTTCTGTAATCTTATATGCCTTCACATAAAATGGAAAATAGGGAAACTTATCTGGTGACTTATGCACTGTAACCTCTACATTGAAGTGTTTATATAGGTCTGCGACTTCTGGTGTAGGCTTATAAACAGTCAGAAGTACAGCACGCTCACCATGTTTCTTTTTGGTTAGTAGAGTAAAGATGTATTCGTCATGTTTGGGTTTATACATCTTCGACTTAACTTTAGATATGGTTATCATCTTTACTCCCCCTTACCTCTTGTAAGTATCATCCAGCATGCATGCTCCCATGCTTCTGTAAAGGCTTCAGTATTATCACTGGCACCTGTTACACGATGGATAGTCTCATGTAATAGCACCTTGAATGTCTTCTCCTTAGAGGATAGTATGCTCTTGTCTAGCCAGATAACATCTTCCCTACCATCATACAGACCCCAGCACTTATTGCCGTATTGATCTCTTAAGTCCTCACTAATTCTGACTGTACCATAATCTCCATAGTACATAGAGATAAGTCTTTTTGCCCAACCCAGATTAGCACTTTCTTCTTTGGAAGGCTTTCTATGGACTCGTTTAACCTTTTGTGCTAATTGTTGTAAATCACTGGTATAAGGAATTCCTAGTCTGTTACTGAAGAAGAATCTCCAGGCACTAGGTATATTGGTTAAAACCTTAAATCTGCGGTATCGTGCTTGTGTATCTGACTCACCACCAGTACCTAATGCAATTTTATCTCCAAATACATTTTGTACAGCAGTTTTCCATGTTACCTCATCAGCCGCATATTCCATTATACCAGACTGTGATTCTAGCAGGTTATCGTTTTTCATGATACCTTTAATTACTGTCTCAGCTACCTTGATGTCCTTTACATCAGATAATACCATTCTGACATACGACTTAACTCTATTCATATCAATACTAGAACGGTCTCGGTTCATTAGCTCCGAACCAGTGAAGTTATAGCTGAAGATACTAGGTATTTCCGTGATTTTCACGCCATTTACAAATACTGTATTGTCTACTCCCTCAATGATACCATCTTGGCTAACAGATTCAAACTGTACTCCGTTCAATACTGCGAAATATGATTTAGCTTCCTCTAAGACCTCTTTAGAGCAGTTAATTTTGAATGTAGTACCATGACTGTAGTCATCATGGTCCTCGATGTAGAACACCAGTACTCTAACATTTGGGTCAAGCGTGCTAGGCTCCAGCTTAGGGATTACTGTAAACCCATTAGTGGTGACCATCACGTTTAGTCCACAACGTAGTGCAACTGCCATAGCCATCTTCATTCCTTCGCCAAATTCACCAGGTGCTCCTGCTACACCAGACTGATTAGATTCACCAATCAATAGCTTGCTCTTACTGAAACCGCTAGGAAAGTTGTTAATGATAGCCCATTCACCATCATGATTAATAGACATTTTGTCATTTAGAATGGTCTTAGCATACACTGCATTTTGTATGAACTCCTTAACGGATTCTAGCTCACTCCAGTTCTTCAAGTTATTCTCGCTAATACCAGTCTCATAGCGCTGTACTGTCGTGTTCATGTAACCTCTCCTCCTATACTCGGTTATGGTTGGCAGACCCTCGATTAGGGTTCGACCCCTTTGAAAACATTATGCCCCAGACCGAAAAGAAAATCAACCCCCGGTCCCCTATAGTTTCTACATTAGTCCCGATGACATCACCTGCAAAAAAGAAAGGAGACAACCTTGAAGTTGTCTCCTTCGTATTATTCTTCTAGTGCTTTCTTGATAGCATCTAGATGAAACCCATATACTACCGTATCATCAATCATGGTTACTGGAGTACCCTGGTATCCTGTGGCTAATAATTGCTGTTTGTATTCCTCTTTCTCAGTGATGTCACGTACCTCATACTGAACTCCTTCTCCATCTAAGAACATCTTTACCATACCGCAGTATCTACATACAGGCTGGGTATATACAATGACTTGTTTACTCATCTTTTAATGCCTCCATAATTAAGTCTAGTATATAATCCTCATCTTCATCATTACTCACGAAATCTATGTTATCTACATTTATGAGGATTTTCTTGCTCGCATTATACGAATCGTACCATTTCTCATAGGCTTCATTTAAGTCATACCAATACTGTAAAGGTGCTTTTAATTCTGCCGGTCTACCCCTTTTCATAATACGCTTAACTGCCACACTAACTGAGCATTGTAGATATACTACAAGTTTTGGTGGTTCAAGCATAGATTTAAGGGAATTAGACACATCCATGTAGGTGTTAAAATCATCAGCAGACATATATCCACTTTTATACTGTAACTCTGCAAAGATGTCATTTCCGTATATGGACATATCCATGATACATCTATCTAGTTTTTCTGCTTCCTTATGTTGCTTATATCTGCTGTGCATTAGGAATATTTGCATAGGAAAGGCATAAATACTAGGATTCTCATAGAATTTATTTAGATATGGGTTAGATTCTACTGGCTCTGGGTATAATGGTATCTGCTCTCTGGCAGACAGTAGTCTGCATAAGCTACTTTTACCAGCACCTACAGTACCTAAGATGTGAATTTGTTCACCCATTTCATGTATCCCCCTAACAATTCTCTGAGGTATTGGTTAGAGCAGTATTCTATACCATACTTCTCTTTCTTGATATTATAGCACTTGGCTTTCTCTGGGTTTACTGGTATCCTAGGTAAAAGGAACTCACCCTGTATCATACTAGCTAACTGGTCACCAGCTGTATCTGGGTCTGATAATATGTATACGTAGTCACCGGATAGTATGTGACTACGTATTTGTTCACGTATCCTGTTATTCATTCTGGTACCATTGGTAACTATTGTCTCCACCCCAGGCACTGCACCTTTTACCCGGTCATGGTCTGACCAACCTTCTACAATAACAATCATACGTGGAGTCATAGTTAATCCCTCTTCAAGCTTACTACTATATTGGAACCCCGATCTTCACTAGGCAGCCACCTCACACCCCTAACTCCATCTATTAGCAGGAGTAATTTTGTTACTACCTTATGAAATCTTGGATTATCAGGTGATTCACCCATAAATGGGAATAAATTAGCTGACATAGGTACCCTGGTGTGGACCCTAATGAAATCATAGCTTACATCGTTAAATTGTAGCTTAGACTCACCACCACAAGTATAAACTATCTTTTCTATTAAATCCATCATTTTTATAACAGATACATTGTTCTGTGCTATGAGTTCGTTCTCAAGAATAGATATTTTCCTTAATATTTCTTGCACCTGCTTGTTTTTATTCTCTTCCTGCATCTTACGATTATACTCTGTATTGGGCATAGGCTTATACTCCACTAGTACATATCCTCCCCATATCGTTCTTTATGATCCTCGTGTATTTTCCTCAGTTTTTTCAAAAGAAAATACAAACGAGCATGTAGTCTATCTGGTGGTACTCCTTCTTCCTCTGCCAACTCCTTCAGTGTCTTACGTTCAATGAGTACACCAACCATAAGTCTTCTGTGTTTTTCACCTAACTGTAAATTAGGGTCTATACTATTCAAATCAATGATACGCTGTATTACCTCTTCAAAGCTGATGTCAGGCACTACAATATCTTCTTCTGCATATGATTCCCTATTAATATTCTTAAGGTATTTTGTTACGTGGTGGTATGTTCTGAGATCTAACATTCTCTTGATATAATAAGGAAAATCCACACCTCTGTTTGGATCATACTCATTGACAAGTTGAAGGAAGATATGATCTATAGTAGACAACAAATCTTCCCGATCAGCTTGATTAGCCATTTTGTCTTTAAACTTCTTAAATATAGCCTTACGCAAAGGCTCGTATTTATTATAAAGATACTGTGGTTCAAGATGTGTGGGAGGAGCCAGCTTCTTACGCCTACTCATTCTACATCCAACCTATCATCACCACATAGCAGTGAAAGATAGTTAATACAAGTTGTAAGTTCTCCCTGGTACTCCATCCCATAATACTTGTAGCTAACAATAACATAGTGGTTTGTTACCCCTTTTATGGTGACCACCCTAGATTCCTTCTCTACTTTATTAACATAAAGAGCTCTTCTGCCAACTAATTTGCCATACAGTTGTTTTAATTCTTTACGTTTATTATCTGCTTCTGTGTTGTTAGGTAGAACATTATATAAATAAGATTTAGCTTTATCTAGTTCCTCCAGAAACTTCTTCATAGTCACCACCCCCAATTAATAGGTGACTACAACAAATACCCCTATATCCGTTATTTATCGTCTCTCACTTTTACAAATATTGGAAAACGTAAGGAATGTTCCTCATGTTCATTTATAGTAGTTTCCTGGAACTGAATCTGGATAGTCCGGTTGATAATATCTTCCTTATTGTTCCAGAAGTAGTTACGCAATTCATCAGAATACCCAGAGCCTACATTTACCCTAGCTGTACAACCTTCCACATATCTAAGTTTCTTCTTATGCTTAGGGTCATCTACAGGCAACTGTTCCTTGATGTCCTTATCAGATAGCTCTACTACTAGTGCTCCTAATGTACCCTCATTTTTGGTACCTTCTTTACCTTCTTCTATATCCACTACTACCAGGTCAATCTCGTACATGTCCTTAATCTTTTGAACATCGTATGAACGCTTACACTTGTAAGTAGCATCCAGGTCCTTAACCATTGATCCCTCATATCCCTCTAGTAAGAACTGTGAGTGTAACTCATAGGCAATCTGCTCCCCTTCTTCTCCATATAGGAAGTCACTAGACTCAACTATCTTTAGGGATGAAGCCTGTTTTACTGGGAACCACAGCTCTTCTAGGAAGTCTAGCCTTTCTTCTAATATAGCAGTAGATTCACCCTGCTCGAATTCATGTATAGACACCACATCAAACATATAGAGTACTCCATCTTTTTTCGTGTTCTTCTTAAATACAGACTTTTGAGTATCGTTAAATGCTCCGGTACGTGCCATGATCTCACCATCATATACATACCCAACAGGCAGATACTTTTTAACATCTTCCTCTATACCAGTGTACCCTTCAATTAAGTTCCCATTACGTGTACGCAGTTCTACACGTCCGTCTTCATAGTGAAATGCCAAGCATCTATATCCATCTAACTTACGCTGCACTATAAAGCGTTTAGGGAACTTCTTAAGAGGGTAAGCTAGTTGACAGTCAAACGTAGGGATTAACCCGGGATACACTTTATTGATAGTTTTATTAGTAATGCCAATCTTTAGGTCCTTTTGCATAATGCGCAAGTACCATTTATATTCCACTTCACTACAACTAGAGAAAAACTTCTTAACTGCGTTTAATGCTTCGTTACCAGTAATCTCACGTTTGTTAAGTCTATTCAATAGAACAAGAAACTCATGGTGCCTATCTGGACTGACCCCAGCACCAGTTGGCTTAACCTTAGGGTCCTTCTTTACAAAGAACATGATAAATGGATTATAGGTATAATACAGCAACTCCTTGAAGATATTGCTGTTCTTACCCTTCTTCAGCAATTCCTCTTTCTCTGTCCTAGATGTGGTGGCTCCAATAGCCTCAAATATGTCAAACGACATCTTAATTTCACTCATGTAATAATCTACCTCCTACCTCAACGTGAGCTTCACTTAAAAGAATTCCCCTGACTTGAATTTTCTCACCTTTCTAGGGTAAGAAGTCAAGTCAGGGGGTTACTTCAGTTCTTACTGTTCTTCTCCGAGTGACTTGAACGGTATTATCCAAGTCATATAGTTTGCTAAGTTCTGAACAAACTGCCATCTGATAAAGAATTCTCTAACTTCTTTACTGGAAACAGTTGGCATAGGTCCATAAATGGCTTCTCGTACTACCTGCTCTACCTTTGGGTCATGTGGTACATACTTAAAATTCATAATCTTGTTGTTAATGCCTAAGGTTCTTAGGTTTTGTGGCTCAAATATTCTTCTAGTACGTGCAGACTTCATTAGTGATTTTTTAGTTTCCCCAGTAGCACTTAGTATATTGTTAATGTGACCATATTTGTCCATAAGGTTTTTAGCTGTTTTCTCTCCAATTCCTGGTACACCTTGGATGTTGTCTGAAGGGTCCCCTAACAGTGCCCTGTAGCCAATATAGGCTTCTTTCGTGACCCCTGTTTCCTCATAGAAGTTCAATAGGCTAATTACCTTGTCTTTGTATGGTGTATATATAGAAATGTTAGTATCAACCAGTTGCAACATGTCCTTATCACTTGTAACAATAAGGGCTGGTTCCTGGTTAACAGCTAAGAGCCTGCATGCTACAGCTACAAGGTCATCTGCTTCCTGCTTATATATCTTTACACTATTAATACCTAATTTTGGTAAAAATTCATTCAAAATATTAATCTGCTTAAATAAGCCATCGAATTTAGCCTTCTCTTCTTCGTCTTTACCATAGTTTCGGTTACCTTTGTATTCTGGATATATCTGCTTACGCCATTCAGCCTTACCACCATCCCACATAACCACACACCTAATAGTCTCTGGAAATTTCTCTAGGTAAGATCTTAGAGAGTTTAGAAACCCATAAATAACTCCACTAGGTTCCCCTTGTTTAGTTGTTAGACTACCTTGCGGTGTATGGAAGGCTCGGTATGCAATATTATTACCATCAACAATCATTAACATAGTATAGTCCTCTCCCATCCTATTTTAATTTGTTATTACGTCTTTTAACATGTTCTTCATATGCTAGGACTTCTATTACATTTACATTATAGTTAAGTTCTATAAATTTCTTAGCATCTGACTCATTTACAGACACTGCAATTAAAAATACTATTTCTTCATCTTCCTTACATTTACATTTGCACACCCATTTTTTATAACCTGGTAATATAGATTTTTTAGGTAGTGTGATCTTAGGCTTTTTAACACTTTTATCTTTGCTTTTGTCTTTTCTATTTACCACACGGACATAAGAAGAATGTACTCCTTCAATCTTTAAATTTAATTCTTTAGCTATTCTCTTTGTATGTGTAGATACCGTTCTTTTAGATAAATTAAGTGACTTTGCCATTTTTTCAGTGTCAAAGCCACCATCTTTTTGCAAAGATTTCTTAATTATCTCATCATATTCTGATGTCCATTTAGTATTCACTAAATCACCTCACTCATAAAAAATAAAGCAGGGAGAAGAAAATTCTCTCCCTACTATTGTAATCCCAGTGCCTTTCTAAGGATATCAATATCATCACTAGCCTGCCCTTTAGTGTAAATTCGATTTCCATTTTCATCAGTAATTTGTATAGTGTCAACAGGGCTCTTAATATTCTTCTCGATACACATAATCATTAGCCTTTTGACATAATTAATCTGGTCATCTGTAGCTGGCTCTTTTCTCCAGGAAGTCTCCTTATCCTGCTTACCATAGTCCTTGCTTTGTGGCTCACGTTCAGTAATATCTACTTCAATGATTTTACGGCTAGCTAAATAGTCGCACATATGGACAAATAACTGTGCTTTTGTCTCTGGTACCTTAAGCACTTCTTTTCCTGTTTCCTTGTCTTTGGTCCAAATTCCCATATGAGTTTCTATTAAGTCACATATGCGGGACCAAGCCCTTTCAATCTGAACCCTGATGTCATAAGGCATACCTGTCGTATCTGGCTTTAAAGCTTCACGTACTAATAAAGGGTGTTCTGTAAGCGTACGGCTAGGCTCATTTTGTGTACCCTGCTTGCAACAGTCATGTAATATAATAGCTGCACGTATTTCGTCCTTCTCATCTTCTGTGAATGGGGCATACAGTGGGTGCTGTAATAGTTCCTCACTAATAGCAAAAACAGATTTAACGTGCCGTACTAACCCACCTATACCTAAGCTAGACTTAGGATGATACTTACCACTACTGGACGCAGGTACGTAAAAGAAATAGTCTGGAGCCTTTTTAAGTGCTTCTTTAGTAATCTCACGATACATAGCGTTTTTTATTGTCATCAACTCATGCCTGAATTCGTAAATAGGGTCAATAATAAAGTTTCTAGTCATACCATGTCCTCCTTACTAAAATAGGAGTGGGTAGCCCACTCCTCTAATTGTATTAGCGATTTTTTCTACGTCTAGCTAAAGCCGCTTTAATCTCATCTTGTAAGCTATCTGCATCACTATTATCATCAGAGTTTAACTCTTCTTGTGGCTCCTCATTCCCTAGCTCTCCATCTTCAGTATCTTCTCCCTGTTCAGATTCTTCACCCTGCATAAGAGCCAGTATTTCATCATAAGACCTAGGTTTGGCTAATTGAGATAGGTCATGTAAGCACTCTTCCCACTCATCGAACCCAATAGGGGATTCTTTACGTACTGTTTTAACGTCATACTTGGTGTTAAACTGACCACTACCTGTTTTTGTAATAATAAGGTCTAATCCTTCTTCTGGGTCAGTAATGTCACCATATTCAGGATCTACGATTAGGCTTAAGATGTCTTTGAAGATTCCAATACCGGTACCTAATACCTTTACTGGAGATTCTTCCTCACCAGTTTCAGTATTAATCCACTTACCTTCCTCGTTCTTTTCATATACAGAGAGGTCCTCATCACGAGAAATAGCATTATAGTATACACGTTTCTTTCTTCTAAAAGAACGTGATTGCTTGTCATAGCTGTCTTCTCTCTTCTTAGACAGCTTTCTAAGCTCATCTGCTAATTCACATACTGGGCAAGGTGTATTTTCATCTTGAGTTTTAGGGCACACAACCATAGTACCATTTTTGTTTTGAGCATTTTTACCTACCCCATAGTGTACCCAAACTTCCTCATAGAACACATCAGAGCCCTCACGTGGCGGTAGAATACGGACGACATTACGACCATCTTTTAGGTTAAGAAAATTCATGCCTGGACCATTATTACGGTTACCTCCACTGTTATTCAACTGCTCCAAACGCTCTTTTAACTTACTAATATCCAGTTTACCCATCACACATACCTCCTAATTATTCTCAGGGCTTACAAACGGAACAATGTCCTCTAACAACGCCCTAATGTTAGATATAGTTTTCTCAAAATCGTCCAGCACTTCTTTCCTTGTAGGATTAGACCACAATTCGAGTAGTGCAGACTTTCTATGATAAAACGCTTCTCTGGTTTGATAGAGAAACTCATACTGCTTTTTAGTGATGGAGTATTTCTCTAACAACTCCAGATAGCGCTCATCACCTATACCCAATCCATCTAACTCCTTCTCTATTCTTACTAATCTCTGCTCGGCTAGGTCGGATAACACTGCCCACGTAGCGTACTTGGCAGGTTGATTTATTAATTCCTGCCTGATGTTACCTATGTCAATTGATAACTCCTGGTACAGGTCAGCTTCCACTACCCTACCGCCAGAGACCCTTACCTTGATGTGCATTGGTTCTTCTAACAAAGCTGTTGTCATATCCTCATCTCCTTACGTAGGGTAATCTAGCTGTCCAGACAACCGATTCACTTTAATAAAAACGTGACCTTGAAAGTTGTCTCCTGCACCTACCCTACTAAAATCACCATAAAGTTTACATCCAAGGTTACTATCGGTATTCCTAGGAATCTGACTATTTCCTCTTCTACAGGTTTACCTGCCAAGCCTACTACCATTGTGTCAACTTCCTGCTTTAAAGCATCATATGCGGGTTTTGATAACAATATTTGCTTTGGTTCCTTATCTAATTTGTGACAATCACTAATTTGGTCTACTATCTGTTCAATAACTGACATTCAATCACCCCTTCTGCCCATAAAAAAAGAGCCGGTTTGTAAATCTTCACCCGCCCTACTGAAAAGGTATTTATATTATGAACAATAATAAATCCCATCATAATCTTCTGGCATCCCTTAATATCCGATTCACATGTAATCTTATCCACGCTTTATCAAATGGAGTAATCTGCGCTTGCTCTTCCATATACTCTAATTGGTCCCTAACATAACTATAAGGCAGCTTGCGGTTACCTAGCATATCTGACGCTATCATTGTAGCCTTAAGAAATCTGTCCTCTAGTTCGCATATGCTCAATACTACAGGTTCATTAGGGTCTTTAATGTGTAATCCCAACTTGTTGCACAAATCTACCCAATCTATGCTATCAAAGTCCATATTTCCACCTCTAGTTGTTACTTTCCTTATCTTCTAGTATTATCTTAACAATTTCAAATCCCCTAGCTAACCATGCCAGGACATATTTCTCTGTGCAAACTATATGTGCTCCATTCTCCTTGTTAACCATCACATACTTTTTGACCATTTCGCATACCCCCTCGTTGTCGAACGCATCTTCCCCACCATTTTACCCAAGAATTCCCAATTTCATTCCTCGATGGGGTACGGAAAGCAGGAAAATAGGCTAGACTCCTATTTTGAGCTAGCCTTAAGTTCTTTGTACCTCCTATTGATTTTATCCCTTAACTCCTGTGGGATAGAATCAACACTACCAAATTTCTCTATCCACATTGATTCAAATTGACCTACATATATAGGTAGTGTGGACCTCCTAGACACCCTCAGCTTATCATCTAGCCACTTGCATAATTCCTCTACATTCAATACTTATGCCCCCTAATAAGTAATTAAGGAGGGGGTAGCCCCCCCCACCACCCTATTAACTAATAACGCTTTGCCAATACCCACGCACATATTCCGGTATTCGTCTACCTTCTTTCTCAGCTTTTTCAAACTCTTCCTGTTCTTTAGCTTTCTTCTTATCTATTTGAGCTTGTAGAAACCCATCTACACCTTGTTCTTTTAAGTCCTCAATAGTACACTCAAATATCTCACCATAATTATATCCGATTTCCATTTCAGACACAATAGGCACATCCCCCAGGAAACTGTAGTACTCGTTATATTTAGGTAGACCCTCCATTATATCCTTAACCTTTTCTGCTACCTCTATTACCTCATCCTTATGACAATCTATCACAATACTGTCGTGTACCGTAACACAAATCTTACTACGTTTTCCTGTTTCCTTCAGCCACTTGTTAATCAGTATCAACGACATAAGTGTGCAGTCACTACCAGTGGATTGTATAGGAGCGTTAACTGCTTGACGCTCTGCCTCAGCCGCAATAGCTTTGTCTACAGAGTCAATTGTAGGTAGGTGACGTCTTCTTCCTGTGAGTGTCTTAACGTATTTGTTACGCTTAGCAAAGCGTTTGATGTCACGTACCCATTTTTCAACGTTAGGGAATCTCTTGAAATAGTTTCTAATAAACTTCTCACACTCTTCTACAGACATATTGATGCCTTCAGCACGCAGGTCTTCAGATAGACCTTTGGCTGACTCCTGATAAACTATACCAAACTGTATCTTTTTCGCAGCTGTACGCTGGTCCTTAGTAACTTCCTCTATAGGAACACCAAATGCACTAGACGCTACTGCTTTGTGTAAGTCTGCCCCAGAACGGTACAGATTAATAAGTTCAGGGTCTTTTGTGAATACTGCTAAGATACGCAATTCTAGCTGAGAATAATCGAATTGCAGTATCACACCATCTTCCCCGAACCTAGACACGAATAATGATTTTATCTCGTGCCAGTACTGAAATGAGAATACATCGTTTGACTTACGTGGGAGTTGCTGAGCATTCCCTATCCCACGTATAGATTTCTCTGGCTCTTTATCCAGAGTAGCTCTTTTTCAAGAGCTGTGGACTATATCATTACTTGTGCAGGTCAACAATTTTCACCCTACACAAGTATTCGGCTCTCGTGGGTATATTATTGCCTTGCCTAGCTCAACACCTAGTCTCTGAACCTTCCCCATACTTCAATGGCATTTCAGGGGCTTGGCTGCTGATTGCCCAATCCTTCCTATTTTCAAACCATCACGCCTGCCGTTTCCAGCTACGTTGTGGTTAGGAAGGCTCTAAGGGGTTCCCAGCAATTCACCGAATTTATTGAGCCCAACGCTCAGCTTTTAGGCTCATCTGAAGATAAACGCCCTGTAACTGTCCCATGTAAGTTAAAGTTAGGGTGTACAAATCCATCTGGGTCCAGATGTTCACGCATTCCTGATACAAAGTTATTATACAGGTGTTTAACTTTACGTAATTCTAGTATAGTCTCACATATAGGGTGCTGACTCTTCATATATTTCAGTGAGTCATCATTTGTACTAGGGTTACCCTTTTCTGTAAGCACTACTGTCTTTAATCCCATTCTCTCAAACAGCAACCCACTAAGCTGAGGGATGGAGCTAAAGTTAAATTTAGTGCCACCTTTAGCTGGGTTATACTTAGCATACTTCTCAAACTTCTCCTGCTGTTCAGGTGTTCTATTAGCCTTTTTAATCTGACTAATAGCACAACGCTCTTCCCACTTAGCCTGCCACTCACGTTCCATCTCTATTACTTCTGGGTATTGGCGAAGACGTTCTTCAATACGTGCTATTTCTTCTGGGTAAGCCTTCTCCAACATCTCTAACCACTCTAGGTTAACCTTTAAACCATTATCCTCAATATCAGCTAGTGTATATGACGCTGGTCTCAGTAGGTTTTCCCATAACCACTTCAATTCTTCATCTTGGTCTATTAGCGGATGAAATACCTCAAACGCACGCATTGTAACGTCACAGTCATCTGCAAGGTACACTTTCAATATATCCCAGTCTATGAGGTCATAGTTACCTTCATCTAGCTCTCCTTTAGGTTTAGCTTTGTTAAGCTCTGCATCATAACCACCCATATCGGTGTATAACCATGCAAAATCGTCTAAACCATGTGTACCTTTCTCCTCCGTTACTGCTAGGTAGTGCATCAACATTGTGTCCCATACCATGTTGTCTAGGTAGATGCCTAACTGCTTGCGTAGCCACCTAATCTCGAACTTACCATTTTGTGTGACCCACTCTATATCATCACGCTCAAGTAGGAAACGCAAGCACTTGACAATGGTACCTACTTGGTTACCTGGCATAGGGTTTTGTCTATGGTACAACGGAATAGCACAACCATACCCAGGTCTATCAGAGAATCCAATAGCACAAATCTTAACACGTTTGCTTTCTGAGTATTTGGCTTCCATGGTCTTGGACATTGGTGTAAATTCCTTATAAGGATTGGTTTTCACTGTCTCTAAGTCTATAGCAATCCTAGAGCCTGACGGTAGCGACATCAGACGATTTATCTCATCAATAGCATCCTCATATGTCTCGCAGTATCGTCTTTCACGCTTATAGGACTTCCTAGTTTCTACCTTTGTACCATTCAATATGGACTCTAGTGTTATAATGTCCTCAGAGAAGAAATCCAGGTACTTAGGTTGTTTTAACACAAGATTAGGGTGTATAATAGGTAGAAACTTGTATCCGTCCTTCTTTACCATCTTACCCCGGTGTTTTGTAATACCAGTAACACCCATGAGCACTTTCATTGAGATATTACCTGTAGGTACAATGATTTCAGGCTTTACTGCTTCAATCTCTGCCCATAGGTAATCCTGGCATGCCTTTACTTCATCTGGTAAGGGTAACCTATCTTCCGGTGTCGAACACTTCACTACTGCGGTAAAGTAACAATCATCCACATCAATACCTACTTCACCTAGCGCAGCACGAAACATTCTACCTGCCTTTCCACCCATATACTGCCCACGCTTATTCTCTGCTTCATAGGGATTCTCCTGCACAACCATTATACGAGCTGACTTCTTTCCATTACCCATTTGTAACACATTCTTGCATGTCTCATGTAGCCTACATTGCGTACAATTCATCGGACCACTCCTTTCGCTCTAAATAAATTTGAGGAAGCCAAAATCGGCTCCCTCGTACACTTTATGGACCAATGTAAAACACCCTAGGATTAGTCCTAGGGTGGTGGGTCAAATATAGTCAGGCTCTCATATAGCTCCCACTGTTATTCGGTTTTATTACTCAGCAGGTACAAAATCTTCTACATTCAAGCCTTCTACAGCTTTTTTGAGTTTTTCCCCAGATTTTACAGATACGCCTACAGTTGGCGGAATGTCCATAGCAACTTGCTTAATTGGGTCAAAACCTTTACGAGCAGCACGATATACAGGTTTGATAGTTAAGAACCCAGTTAATTGCAGTTTGTCACCATTTTGTAGCGTTTCATAAGTGATTTCCTCTAATGCGTTCAACACCTTAGAAGTATCCACCTGAGTTAAACCTGTTTTAGCCGCAATAGCTTTTACTGCTTCTTGTTTGTTCATGATAAAACTCCTCCTTAAAATATATAGTGTAGTATGTTAATGGTTGATGGGATAAAACGGATTTCGCTGTCTGTCTATCATCAGTGTCCGTTGCTCCCTTGCAACCTTTCTGACCTAAAAAAAGCGACTCTCGAAAAATTCTCTCCTCTAATATTATAAATTGTATTTCCATTATACTAGCTGTACCGTCTTATACAAACGGAATTTTGTCACGTAAGTACTGCGGTACATTTCTTTCAACCCACACTTTGAATACATGAGGGTAGTGTTCTTTGACATATGTCATGTAGAGCAAGCCATAATTTGTTAGGTCTGCAATAGCATCAATTTTGCTCTCCCCTACATCGTCTGGAGTATTAACTCCATTCTTTAACAGCTCTTCCCATTCAGCCAGGGTCTTAGTAACACCCTTAATCTCATCTTCTGTCATCTTATCTAATCTGTCATATTTACGGTCAATGTTAGCCATGATTCCCCGATATTCACCTTTGCGCTTCCAAGAAGAACCATAGTGCTTCTCCTTGTCATACTGGATAGCCATTAGCAGAGTAACAATTTCTGGTAGCTTAGAGTTGTCTGATAGCTCTGGTAGACCATCCAACCAACCTACCATTTTATACCCTAGGTCCTCTAAATGAGGACTACGTGTATCTTGTTCAAAGAATGGGTCATCATTTTCTACTGGTTCACACTCATCAGCAGGTACCCATCTGTAGCAATCTCCAGACATAATCTTGTAGCACAGTACACCTATAGTGGCACTAACAAAATTTACATTAAGAGAATCATCTAGCGTTAGGACATCTAAATACCCAATATCCAGCACTTTTGCTTCTTTACCTTCAAATAATACTCTATCTCCTATGCGTACCATGGATATTACTCCTCCCCATATATCATCTTCTCAATGTCCAACCAGTCTACCTTAAATCCCAGATTTTTATCATCAATATAAAAATCTGCCCCAACTTTTCTAGCCACATTTGGAGCATACTTCTCATTCACTTCCGGCAACTGGTCATTGATGGTATCAAACACCATCAGGTCCTCTCTTCCTAAGAAGTTTAAGGCTTCTACTAGTGCCAGACCAGTTCTACAAGTCCATAGTATTAATCGTACCCCATCTTCATGCAACCTCTTTAATACACGTTTACATTCCGGTTGCAGTACTAATTCTTTACCCATGTCCGGCTCAGTTGTAATAGTGCCATCAAAATCAATAGCTAGCACTAACTCACCTTCTAACATTGGCTTCACCATTACAGCACCTCCATATTTTATCCATCACACACCGTAACATGTTCAAAATACTCATCAAAATCATCAAATTGTTCATCGCAATGAGGACAAGTGAACACTATTTTTCAACCTCCTTAAAATCAAATAGTGAAGAAGCCATCAGCGACTTCTTCACTAACTAAAAAACTTCCTTCCTGAAAATTCTCTCCCACCTACAGTTGTGGGTCCACGAATGTTATAACCTTCTTGGACTTGATAACCACATCAGAAGTATCGAAGGAACGATACTCTACAGGCTGAATTACAAATTCACCTGCGGCTTCTATTAGCTTAGCCAAGTCATTGTCAATACCTTCAAATGTGAACTTTATACCCTCTGGGCTGACATCAATTTTTACTGGCATCAGTACAGTAGGTTGTGACATGTATTATCCCTCCTTGCGCTCAATGTAATTCTTAATATCGTCATCAAGGTGGGAATAAATAGATTTGAATTCCTCGTTGTCTCCATATGATTTAGACAGGAACCGTAAGCAAGATACTTTCCAACTGCTGTCAGCCATACGCTTCATGCCCTCAAATACAGATTTAGTATCTTTTCTGTTATGGGATAATTTAACAAATATAGCTTGGAATGTTAAACGTAAATAGGGGTCTGGGCACTTCTCAAGTCTGTCTAGTACACCTTCCACCATAGATTGCTCCCATGTCGACATTACTGGCATTGTTATCTTGAATAGAGGGTCAATCTGACTAAAATAATAATTTACTATTGATTCAAAGTCTTCAAAACTGCTATTGAATCTAGGTTCATTTTCGAATACAAACTGTTTTACTTTTGGTACCATATTGACTTCTAAATTATCTTTATCCATCTTATATGCATTCAACACTTTATCTGTCTCCTGCGCACCATAATCTTCTAGGTAGATGTGCAAGGAATCTGTAATTTGATAGTAGGTACCAATCTCAACCCCTAGCCAACTAGCCACAACTTCTTGGATAGTAGCAAACTGACACAGGTTGGCTCCAAACGTACCCCAATGCAAATCATTAGAGCGGTTATATACTGTAAGATCTAATTTACCATTACGTAGCTTGAATGTCAAGGCAATATTGCAAGGTCTATCTTTTGTATCCCTCTCAGCATGGTCAAAGATTGGGTTATAGATAATAGCTACAGCTTGACGTGTATCAGGGTCAGCCTTAATCTTCTGATACACATCATATAATTGGTCCATTGGGCTAAATATGAACCCAGTAGCATCGTTTTTGTTCCAGTAACGTAGACGTTCCCCATATGGAGCATTAAAGAACTCACCGTCATCAGAAAACTGAGCTATGCTTTTGTTATAGTCCATAAGCCATTTCACATCTGAACGCCCTGCTAGAATCCAAAAAGATTCTGCTAACTGGAAGAATGGGTTGATAACACGCCCATTTAAAAACGTTACACGATTCTTAGGATTTGTATACTCAAATACAGTCGGTCTTAATTCCTTGATTTTCTTACCACGTGGGGATACCTCGTCACCCTCTAACAACAATGAAACAAGTGCATCCATATATAGTTGGCTAGGATTGTCACCACTAAATACTTTTACCGTCATAACGAGCCCTCCTTTGTGATTTCAACCATAATAAAAGGCGACAACATGAAAGTTGTCTCCCTGCTATGGAGAATCGGTATCGCTAGCCCTAAAGTCTTTTAAAGTACTTTAAAGCATACTTAAAGTACTTTAAGACACTTTAAGTACTTTAATTAATAAAAAAGAGACAACTTAAAAGTTGTCTCCTGCGACAGGGTCAGTTATACGTTGCGAATTACATCTCCTTGCTCTAGCTGATGTATAATTTCCTCATAGTATGCAATAGCGACAGGCAATGTGCTGAAAGTCCGGTCCACTAATGGTTGGGTACCAGCTAGTTGGTTACCCTCAGTGTCTACTGGATATGCCATTACCCTGTGGTTATCTTCATCTAGTTCAACCTTTACACAGTCTGTCTTATATGGTTTAGCCTGTTCTACGTAAGCGTTTACGTCCTTAATGAATGTAAATGCCATTTCTCCACACCTCCATAAGTTAGTCTAATATAAATATCATACTAATGAAGGTGTCATAATATAACAACAAATGAAGGGCTACAGCTACGCTTAACTATGCACTGCCCAGCTAGGCTGTTTAACATGGGTAAACACCTACTGACAGTCGATAGTTAGCCTGACTGATCCCTTCATGTTTTCTTTTTTCCTCTTCTCCGTAAAGTCAATTCTATTAAGACTACAGAATAAATATCTTGATTGCGTACACTATAGACAAGCCTATTAGAGCTTGGATAAGCATTTTCTTCCCTAGCTTACCCCGGTCTATATTCTTAAGGTACTCCTTCATAGGAAATCACCTCCACAGTTCAAATTTTTCCCCAATTCCATGTAAAAATTCAACGGTTAAATTTTTCCTCTCTACTCTATTCTTATCCTTAAGAATGTGACGAGCCCCTCCCCGAATAACTTGAAAGCAAACCATCATCCCGACAGGTCATTACGAGGGGTCATGATTAAATAATGACACCCTCATGCCAGTACTCCCCTTGAGGTTCTACATGAGGACTGCCCACATTTCCTTGCGGGTTTTATTTTCATGTGGGGAGGGGATCGAGGGTGAACAAAAGATAATCATGGGGAGGTCTATTTGTATGGAGAAGTCCTTAATAGTCCGTTGTGGTGGCAAGGTTGTATTAGAACGCAGGGAAGAGGTAGTAGTAAAAAGTAGATGGAGCGGTGAACTAGAGAAAACACGAAAAACTATCATAGAAAAGATGACCAACTTAATTATACCAACAATCTTAGGAGTAAAAATGTTCTTAGCCCACCACAACTATGCATTTGCACAGGCTAGAGAAGCGGCTGACCAAATTCGTGTAGGATTTCAGCAAGTACTAGATGTATTTACAGCAATCGCTGAACCTATACTTTGGTTTTACGCTTTGACAGCGTGCATTCTGATGGCTACAAAAAACAAAGATGAAGGCTGGAAACGATTAAAACAAGTAGGTTATGCATATACAGCTATAGCTCTCTTACCAACGTTCTTCTCGTTGTTACGCTGGATAGCAGGATTATTGAAAGAATCTTTTGCATTCTAGGATTCTTATAATCCAGAATAAGTGCTCCTTGACAACTGAATATAAGACTGTAGCAGGAGAAAATTCATTTAGGTACGCTTTTTTCAGGGTGTAAGAAACTAACTGGGAGGTATATAGATGAGCATGACAGTATCGGCAATTGACTTAGGTTTTCTTTATACCAAAGGTATTATTAACGGTAAGAGAGTGATTATTAAATCAGTAGTAGGGGACAGTAAACCACAAAGATTCAGCGATTTAGATTTTGGTATGAAAGAAACTGACCACCTACAATGTAAAATTGGTGTGGAGAACTTTTTTGTATCAGACCTAGCTATCGACCAATCAGACAGTATATTTCATTCACTTAAAGATGACCGTTTTAACAATGACGCTACAGATGTGTTAGTGAAAACAGTATTTGGTTTAGGTTTTGGTAATGACCATGTGGAGTCAGTAATAGTGTCTGGTTTACCTGTAAGCCACTATGCAACTTACAAAAGTGATATTGCTAATTTGTTTTTAGGACCGAGCACTAGAATTCATAACTTTGAGATACGGGAAAATAACAAACCTATTCGTGGCTCAGTAAAGCTAGCAGATGGTAAATTTATCCCACAACCATTTGGTGCTCAATTAGACAGAATATTAAATGATAAGGGTGAGATTGAGGATAAAGAACTAGCAAGAAAAGTAGTAGCTGTAATAGACCCAGGATTTGGCACCACTGATGTGTATGTATCTGATGCTTTAACCCCAGTTGAAAAACTTACATTTTCTACTAGAACAGCAATGAACCACGCATACAGACTCATAGCTAACAAAATTGAGGAGCAATTTGGGGTATTTCTACAGCTACATGAAATTGAGAGTATAGTACGTAGAGGTGAATTTAGGAACAGAGGTAAAATTTATGACATGAGAAAAGTAATGGAATGGGCATATAAATCTACTGCGCAACAATTAGTAGCGGAGATTACAAACAAATGGAAATATATACATGAAATAGACCACATATTATTAGCAGGCGGTGGAGGGTTAGCTCTATCTAAATGGATACTACCTGAGTTCCCTAATATTGAGCTATTGGAAGATAGTCAGTGGGCTGTCGTCAAAGGATACCATAAATGGGGAGTAAGGCACTTTGGCAGATAAGCAATATACATTCAGGACAACTAAGTCCACAGAGTGGCTAGAGGAAATACTTGATCAAGTACCCAAGTCTAGCAGAAGTGCTCTAATTAGGGAACTCATAATAACTGGTTTAGAAGTTCATGGGATAGTTGCGGATTACAACACTTTAAGAAGACATAATTTGATGAACAGGCTTGGAGACATTAATACACATAACCCAATAGTACAAAAACTATCACAAAATCTCACACAAAATCTCACACAAAATGTGAGAGACATCAGAGATAATGTAACACAAAATGTGAGAGAAGAAATCACACATAATCAAAATATAGGAGATATAACAGAACCAGTACTGGATGGTGATGACCTATTTGAAACTAAAGAAGATGAGCCTGGAGATTTAGAAGGTGCTTTAGACAACCTGGACTTTGACAGCTTTGACTTTGAATAGGAGGGGATATGATGAGTGAAAAAGGAGTAAAGAAGGAGAACACTGAGGTTAGCAAAACCACTTTATATATTGCATCTGGGGCAGTAGTAACAGTTGGCATGGCAGTGGTCAAAGCAGTGGCTACAGTTATTAATAAGACTGTAGCCTTCCTATTGGAGGTGCAGTGATGTTTATAATCAAAATAGTAATTCACACATGTAAGGTTCTAATAATACTGGGCTTAGTGAACTACTGTACTGGTGACCTGTTTCCTCAGTTATTTAATCAACTTGGGCAATTGGTAGGTCAGATGATGTTTAAAGGCGGTGCATAATATGGAGCGGTCAACAGGAAGAAAGATTGCATACGCTGTGGTATATGTTGGTATTTGTGTAACCTTCCCTAACTTACCCTTAGGAGGTTTTTCTCTGATAGGAAAATGCCTATTAGGATTCTCCAAAGGTCTGGGTGGGGAAATATTAGAAGCTGCTAAAGAGGGGATTAAGCAGGCTCCTGGTGAAATCATTACTGACTTTTCCAAACATGCTTGGGATATGTTAAATCCATTCAATTGAGGGGATAGATATGGAAAACGTACCAAAAATTACATTGAAAAACATGGATACAAAGGAAGTATTCAAGGTTATAGAGTTTGAGAAAGTGAGGTATGCAGTGTTAGAAATCTCGCCTAGTAAACTCACGTCTAATACTAATGTGAAGTGGCTAGTAACTGAGTTTTCTAGGCTTTTCCGTCCTTTAAGCAGACGTATAAACTTCACTGGTGGAAAGATAACGGTAACACCAGAATTCGATGTATGGTGGGAAGTATGCATACACAAAGGACAGATAAAGTTTTATCTTGTAGTTCCAGATAAGGATAACATAAAGGATACTATTAGACGTCAGGTTATGAAGACATGGAAGCAATCTAATGTGAAGGAAGTAGATGATTACCTGCCACAATTTAGTCCTGAAGATACAGACATCACCAAGCTAACCCTACAGCACAACCCAATACTATCCTTAGACCACACTAACCCACAGTATTCTCCACTAGATTCATTTCTCAACGCTAAGCATTACCTAATGGATGATGACATGGCTCTGTTACAAATAGGGATGAGACCAGTAGGGAATGAGTGGAATAGGCAGGCACGTGACACCTACGAGGTCATCAAAAAGAATAAGTCTGTTCCTAGGAAAAAAGGTAAGACAGTGGATAAAGCAGAGTTGTTTCAGAAGTTTTTATATGTCATTGGATTGATAGCAGAGGAAATAATAAACTTCATAGGAGATTTCCTAATTCCTGGGTGGCAGGATGACCGTACAGTAGCTGATTCCATGAAGGAGCATGTAGGGTCCACTGACAGCATAAGTACCAAGAAAAAGATAAAAGACGATGTATTCAAGACTGATATACGAGTAGTGGCTAAGTCCCCAGATCTGGATAGAAGACAGTCCATTATACGAGCTATTACATCAGGATTTGACCCTTTAGAGGGGGATAACAAGTTAATAGAACAACCTGTATCGGAACGTAAGAAAGCTAAAGAGCTAAAGAAAATTATGGAGCGTAAAATGACTGTTAGATTGAATGGAGATATACTATGCTCCTTAGAATTATCGAAGATTATAAACGTTCCAGACCAAAAAGCACAAATAGAGCACTATAATGAGTTAAGTCTAGTATCCCATAGAGGGGAAGCTGAGGTACCTAAGGATATATTCGAGGACGATGGTAGTGGTATCCCATTTATGTTGTACGAGGATTCAGATGGTCAGTATAAGACTATTTACTTTAATGGCAATAATAGGAACCTGCTATGCATGCCTAGGGTCATTATAGGTGAGCCTGGTACAGGTAAGACAACATTTGCACAAAACTTTGGACTAGAAGCATTCAACAGAGGGTATGGAGTAGTGCTTATAGATGCGGCTGATGGAAAGATGGTGCAACGTGTACTGGACAGAGTAAGACCAGACCAACGCCATAAGGTCAAGATTATAGATTTCATGAATACAGACTATCCTGTAGGTTTAGGTTGGAACGAAATATTCCGGGGCAAAAATATGGATGTAATAGAGGATTTGGTAGTGGAAGAGGTCATAACATACATTGAGCTAGTTGCAGGGACAGAGCTAAACATGAGGGCTAAACAGTGGGTAGAAGCAGCAGTAAAAGCTGTATATGTTACACCTGATGCCACCCTGCAAGATGTAGAAAATATGCTCAATAACGCAGAATTCAGACAGAAGGTTATTCAAACTATAGAGGACCCGGAGTTACGTGCAGACTGGGAGTACTATCATAATAAGCTAAAGCCAGAAGAGCGTAAGGTTATATACGATGAAGCCTTCAGGCGATTGGCACCAGTAATGCGTAAGAAGGCTCTTAAGAACTTCATACTTCAAAGACCTAAGAAGGACGAGAATGGTAACTACCTATTTGACCTAAGAAGATGGATGGACGAAGGGTACTTAGTTCTCATCAAAGCTAACGAAACTCTAGGTGAAACACTACAAACTGCATTAGTATCGTTTATCCTATCTAAATTCAACCTATCCATGATTAGCCGAGAGGATATAGTAAATGAGGATGACAGAAGACCTTGCTTCCTAATACTAGATGAGCCAGACCACTACATTAAGGGTAGTGAACGTTGGAGAAATATGCTGACACGTTATCGTAAATATCGTTGTGGACTAGTATTCATGTTCCATGGGTGGCAACAACTAGTAGAAGCTGATAAGAACCTGCCTAAGATTATACGTAAGTCTGGACCACATTATATAATCTTCCAAACAGATGAAGATAACTTATTGGAGCTGAAATCAGTTATAGAGCCTGACTTCAAGATAAAGGATATAGCAAAGGGTATGCCAGAATGGCATGCAGTAGTTAAGCTGAAGATGTTTAGTAAGAATGGGGAAGCTGTGCCAGCATTTATGGCTAAATCATTAGGTAGGACTGAGGACCTGTATAAGAAATATAACAACAATGACTTATATGAGTTGTGTGCAAAAGAGCTAGGGAGACCTAAAGAGGAAGTAATGGAGGAGCTATTCAGAAATAAGAGAGGGTCAGAATTTGATGTAACGGACCTTACTAAAGAGATAAGTACAGATGGTGAAGGTGACTTGGATATTGATGGTGATAAGCCTGAGGACCCAGTAGAAGAGTATAAGGAAGAAATGGATAGAAAACGTTTGGAGTATGAGGTGGCTCAGTATTTTGAAGAGCAAATAGCTAAAGGGGAAGAGCCTGACTATGAGTTATTACTACACATGGATGAACTTTTAGAGGAAGGATGATATTGTGAATAGACGATATGAACGTCCAGAGGTAAAGCAAATTACTAAACAGTGGGTAAAGGAGAATTGTTACAATATAACTGAGAGGGATATAGGTCTGCTAAGATTGCTGGCAGACCGTAGGCTGTTACGTAGAGACCAGATAGAAAGGTTGTATAAAGAGTTCCCTAGCACTGATTACCTAAATAAAAGGCTAAATATCTTGTATCGGAAGCATGTTATAGACAAGATATACCCACCTGTAGGGTTGGGTAAGGGCAGTAGCAAGCAACATGTATGCCTAGATAGGGCAGGAATTATATTGCTGGAATTAGAGAAGTATAACAAGCCAATCAAAACCGATAAGAATGGTACCAAATCATTGCCTTTAGGCTGGGAGCACATAATTATGCTCAATGAATACGAATGTAGAGTAAAGGAATTCTTTGACACCATACAAGGAGAGGTATTGATGTATAATATAGAGGAACCACTGTATTACAATGATACTAAGATTATTCCAGATATTTTCTGCCTTATCAAGTGTAATGGGAAAGGTTATCTATTTTTCATTGAGGTGGATTTAGGCACTGAGGACATACCTTATGTCAAAAAGAAGATAGATTCGTATGTTGATTACTATACCTCAAGGGCTTGGCTCCAACAAAAGTGGGCAAAGATATTCAAAACCCCAACTTTCCCACGTGTGTTGGTATTTACAGAGAACAATAGACCTAAACGTGTCAGCACACTTAGGGAGTATGCCATGGAAATGAGCGTAAGGTTCTATATTGATGAGCATGATAATCTGTTTAAGATCCTACACAATATTACAGAGGGAGTGGACTTGTAATGGTCTACTCCCTTTTCGTTGTTTTCCTTTCCAGACCCCTTTGAGGTCTATTTTTTCCTTACCGACTTCTTAGGCGAAAATCGGCTTTCCGCATTTCTGACACCTTTGGTCTGGGGTCATTTCCGTTTCCTTAAAGACCCCATTTACTTTCTTATAGAAGAAGGGCTTCATACCAAGTGGTAGCTCAGACAGACCAGACATTATATGTCTAATCCTATTACTGCTGTGGTGCCCCTTAACCACTTCCATATCAATTTTTCTACATCTTAAATACTCGAATAATTCATTAGTAAATATTTTCTCATATTTTGGTCTTATTTCCCACGTCCTGTCAGGCACATTAGGCATATAGTACTGTTTAAATAGTTCTATAGATGAAGGTTTTATAGATTCCCACTGGTATTTCACATTATAGAACTCTTCATCTGGAATAGCAGGAAATCTCACTAGGGTGTGGGATATATAATTCTTAGTCATATCAACTATTTCATACACATCTAGTTTTGGCACTAGATGTGGTTTGTAATCTATACATAGAACTAGGAAAATTTTCCATGACTTTGCTAAGAACATCATCTCCCGGAAGGCAAAGATGTCGGAAGAATTCGGTTCTAAGCGTTTTCGTGGGAAATCATCTAGGAAATCAATAGAAACGTGAATCGCAGAATGTGGAACTTTCCGCAACGCTTCTAAAATATCAGTAGGTAATACCGTCTTGGTTCTAATAGTGACTGGGAGTCCTTTGTCTATGACTAACATCACTTTATCTCTGCACTTATTAATAGGTTGAGAGAAATAGAATCCCACACAATAGTCCACTGTATCTAAAAAATCCTGCATCTCCTCAGTAGAGAGGTTATCCCCCATTATTAGGTGAGGCATCCCATCAATAGAATATATTTGCATATTCCAACAATCACAATATTCTTTGTATATAGGATTTCTAATCTTCATCGGTATTCGTTTCACTGGAGTTCTAACTATCATGACGTTTACCTCCTATAAATAAAGGCAATACCTAAATAGGTATTGCCTGGGGATGACAATATGATATTATTGATATGATTTTTTGAGAGCCATAATTAGGCGCATGCGTGTAATTTGGGCGTTACCATAATCCTTCCACTCTACATTCCGTTCTGCCGCCAGTTCCTTTAACTCATCTAAACTCATCGACTTAAAGTCCGGCATGTTACCTGTTGGTACAGGTGTAGATTTTTTCGTTTCAGCTTTTTTAACTGTAGAAGTGGATTTGGTAGTAGTCTTTGCAGTAGACTTAGAAGCTACAGACTTAGTTGCTTTAGATTTGCTAGCTGTAGTAGAAGCCTTGCTTGTTGGCTTATCTTTCTTCGTAGTTGAAGAAGTGGTAGCCTTCTTAGGCTTTGCAATAGGCGTTGGTATATTCAAAAAACCTTCGCTTTTCTTCTTGCACTGAGCTCTAACATCACATTGTTTGCACTCAGGTACATTCTCATCATGAGCAATTCCAAAACATGTAGACTGTTGTAATGCTTCTAATAGTCTGGAATCAATTTGAATATTCAATTACAATCTCCTCCCCAGTTCCTCTTGTAATCATTATAAAGAAACCAAAATATTTGATATTTTCTCCTCAAATACGAACAGGTTAAACCTGTAACGCAATTCTAGCCTTCTCTCGTATCTCAGCCATAACAACATCATACTGTTTGGACGTGATTTCTAAAGCCCGAATAATGTGCTTCATACGAACGGTATTGTCTTTAGGAATATTGACCCGCTTACCTTGGCTCTTAAGCATTTCCTTACGTTTGATGTCAGCCCACACCTCATAAAGTGTTCTAGGGCTTGGCTCTACCAGCTCATCTAAAAGACTACGAGCTATATCGCTGCTTAACATTTCTCTGAGGTGAGCAATTCCATATTCACGATACATACGTTCGATAATGTCCTCAGCACTATCGTCTCTTAGTATATCTTCTAGTGAAGTGTCCTCCCCCTCTAGGTTAATGAATACAGCTTTTTTGGGGCTTCCTTTTTTCATAGCCCGGAATAGTGACTTACGGAAGATAGGACCAAACTCATCCATGTCCTTATTTTTACCTACACACCAGATTTTCCAACAGTCATATAGCTTAATCATACCCTCTTGATATAAGTCTTCAGCAGACATCATGCTGTCTACTCCATAGTTCTCTACCTGTTGTTTGGCAGCGAATTTGATAAGGTTTTCAAATTGTACTACTACCATGTCCCAAGTAAGTTTTAGTGGTGTGCCATCTGCACTTAATGTAACATTTACAGATGATTGCATGAATTGTTCCCCCTCTATACCCAAGTAAATAATTAGATAGATATTTGATTAGTTTTTGACATGGATGATTTCAGAGCCTATCTGTTGTAACCATTTACCAATCTGGATACATTCTCTACCATCTAAGAGGAACCCCTTACCAACATTCCATGGCTCATCTTTAGATTTTCTCCACCACTTTTGCAGTGATACCC